TTCTGGATATAAAGGTTTGAACAATCTTTTATGGAACATAAATAAGTAATAGAATAGCCAATAACCCACTATTTAGAGAAATTAAATGGCAGATACCACACCAGCAACGCAAGCAGCACCAGCTTCTACTACTGCAAAACCAAACCTTTATACGCCAAGAGGGGAAGCGTCACAATTTGAGAAGGGTAAATATGATATAAGCAACTACTCATATCCATCTGATTTGTATGATAATCGTGGTACATATGGTGGTAATTATGCTATATTTTATATCAACGTATCTAGTGAATCCAAATTATTAAAAGAAGATGGAGTTCAAACAGTCGCTGATTTTACTGCAAATGACAGGGGTGATTTAGTTGGTCAAGGATTAAGTGCTACTCAATTAACAGCAGCAAATGCTACAGCAGGAGTTATTACTGGTGCTATCGCTGGTGGATTATTAACTGGTGATGTAAAGGGTGCGGCAGCTGGTGCAGCTACTGGCGGTATCGTCGGCGCAGCTACTGGCGCAATTGTTGGCTCGCAGGGGTCTCGTTCACAGAAACGATTGAAGACTGCTATCGCTTTACATATTCCAAACAATCTTTCAGTTAATTACAGCATGTCTTGGAGTGAAGAAGATACTGGTGCACTGGCCATGGCTGCAGCTGGAGGTTACGAAGTAGCAAAAGCAATTAGCACTGGTGGTAAAAATACTGACGTAAGTGGTGTCGGTGCAGCTATTCTTACTAATATTGCTCTTGCGAATGGTCCAAACCAAGGAGCAAATTCTGTTGCTACTGGATTAGCAGCAAACCCAAAGAAAGAACAAGTATTTAAAGGTGTCAACTTCAGAACATTTAGTTTTGATTATAAGTTCTTCCCAAGAAACTGGAATGAAGCGCAAAACATACGTAACATTATTGCTCAGTTTAAATACCACATGCATCCTGAATTCAAGGATAACAATAATTTCGTTTATATCTATCCATCTGAATTTGATATCTTCTATTATCAAGATGGCGAAGAAAATCTAAACTTGCATCGCCACACTTCTTGCGTTCTCACTGATATGTCAATCAATTATACACCAAACGGCATGTTCAGTACATTCCCTGATGGTTCGCCAACTCAAATTGATATTACTTTATCATTCCGTGAATTGGCTCTATTGACTAAAGATAAAGTTAAGGATGGTCTATAATGTATTTTAAAAATTTCCCAAAGATGCTTTATGACTTTGATATTACTAAAGTCTCAGGATCTGGAACCCAAGCAAAAGCTACAGCGTTTATTGGTGGCGGAGCAATTACTGGTGTTCGTATTGATGATGGCGGGACAGGTTATGTTTCGGCAGATATAATTTTCTCCGCTCCAGATCAAACATATCAAGGTAGCCAGTCAGCTGCTCAAGGATTTGCTATTGTTAATAATGGTTCCATAACAGAAATTGTCATGACCATTGGTGGCGCAGGTTATACATCAACTCCAACTGTAACTATCTCAACACCATATACTACTTTAGAAACGCAAACCAAAGCACTAATCCTTACTGATATAACACGAAATATTAGATTTCGCAGAGACATTCTTGCTAATATTACGGTATATGATTTCTATGATGTTGTTGAAGGAGAAACTCCAGAAATAGTTGCCGAAAAGATTTATGGTAATGCTCAATATCACTGGGTTGTTATGCTTGTCAATGAACGATATGATTATCTTGGCGACTGGCCATTGACTCAAGCAGCACTTGATCAATATATTATTGACAAATATGGTTCTACTGCAAATTCTATAAATCACTATGAAAATGCTAACGGGATAACAGTTCCCTCAAATTATGCTTCTGCTGTTCCAATTACTAATGCAAAGTATGAAGCGCAAGTAAATGAATCTAAGCGTAGAATTAAGATTATATCAGCACAGTTGTTATCAACGATTCTTAAAAACTTTAAAGATGAAATCTAATGCAATCAGTAGATAAAGAATTAAGATTTGCTGGTGATGTTAGTATTGAGAAATGCGACATATTTACTAGTGGTGGATTGAGGCAGGATATTGCTGCTCAGGTAATTGCTATTGCGGTTCATGAAGATATATTCTCACCATTTATATCTGGTTCGCTAACAGTAAGAGAATCCTTTGACTTAGTAAACCTCTTTCCATTCGTTGGTGAGGAGATGGTTGAGATTGAAATTGTAACCCCAACTCTGGAAGAAAATAAAAACATACGTGGCATATTCTACATCTATAAGATGACTGATAGAGTATTGCTTGGCGATAAACTGGTTGCATATGTTTTACATTTTATATCACCCGAAGCGATTATTGATTTAAACAAGAAAATTAGTAAAGTGTATTCTGGCACACCAGAAGAAGTCATTAAATCATTACTTACTGATAACGTAAATGGTTTGCAGACTAAAAAAGAAATCTTTGTTGAGCCAACAGACAAACAAATTAAATTTATATCAAACTTTTGGTCACCATCTAAGTGTATTAACTGGGTTACTGATAGCGCAGTAAATAAAAACGATGCTCCAAACTACGTGTTCTTTGAGAATCGATATGGTTTTTACTTTATATCACTAGATACTCTCTACGCTAATGGTTTATATCAGTCGTTTACTAAAGATGGCTACACTAGAGATTCCTTACCAAATGGTGGCGATGCTAGAAACGTAGAAGAAGATTTTAGAAGAATAGATGAAATCACAATTCCAGTTGGTTATGATTACATGAGCAAGATCCGTGGTGGTATGTATTCTTCTAAATTAATTTCTTATGATTTAAATAGAAAAGTATACAATTCTAGAAATTATAACATAAGAGATAAATACGAAAAACTAAATCACTTGAATAAGAATAAATTAATTGGTGATAATGCTATTTTTAGAGCCAATTCTCTGATACTAAATTATCCAAGACATAATGCTAACTTCAGCGGATTTGATGATGCCACTAATTACAAGTATGCCCAAGAACGTATCTCTCTAATGAATTTAGCAGAAGCCAGCAAGATTGAGATTACAGTTCCAGGAAGATCTGATTACACAGTTGGTCAGAAAGTTTCTGTTACTTTAAACAAGATTCAACCAGTAAGCAAAGAAGATGATAATCAAGATATAGTTGATAAGATGTTTTCTGGTTTTTATATTATCTCTGCAATTAACCATTATGTGACTAGAGAAAGACATGAATGTCATATGGAATTAATTAAAGATAGTTTACAATTAAATATTGATGGGAAAAAATAATGTTTTATACAGGTGTAGTTGAAAGTCGTTCAGACCCATTAGAACTTGGTCGTTGTCAGGTTCGTATTGTAGGGTTACATACTCACGATAAAACACAACTACCAACTCAGCAATTACCATGGGCAACTCCAGTTCAGCCGATTGGTTCTGCTGCTATGAATGGTATTGGTTATACTCCAGTTGGTCCAGTTGAAGGTACTACTGTTATTATTATGTTTGCTGATCCAGATATGCAGCAACCAGTTATGCTTGGTACTGTTGGTGGTATTCCTCAAGCACCACAACCAGTTGCTGATGATGATAGCGCAACTGCTATTCAGTCATATGCTATTAAAGATATTATTCTTCGAACTATTCAAGGTCCAGTTACTGGTAAACAACTAACCTTTATTGATAAAGAAACAAACAGAACTAATCTTACAAGTGGATTAGCTGCTAACATGAAAGTCCTTGGGTTTGGTCTTTCTAATAATTGTACTATTGTTTCTATAGATTCAGCAACTCAAATAACCATTAGCGAAGAAGTTACTGGTTATGGTGAAAATATTATTACATTTAAACCTGCAGCAACAAACTTAGCTGCAGTAAATCAAAGCAAAGCATCTAATGTTTTAACTGATAGTAGTGGTAATCCAGTTGTTAGTGGTGATGGTACTCCAATTAAAACTACACCTGCTGCACCAAGCGCAACTACACCAGCAGCACCAGCATCTAATGCAACAAATACTTCTATCCCAACTGTTCCGCCACCAAAATCTTCTTCAAATGCATCTAAAGCATCTGATGGTATTAAAGCACTTATTGCTGCGTGTGACAAAGTTGGATTGACTACCAAAGAGCAGAAATGTGCGTTACTTGGTATTGCTGGTGGTGAGTCTGGTTGGATTCCTCAGCTAGAAGGTTATAATTATAGTGCAGCACGTTTAAAACAAATCTATTCGTTTACAACTGAAGAAACTGCAGCTAAATTTTCTGAGGCTTCTAAGAAAGGTGTTAGCAGACAAGAATTCTTTAGTTGGGTATATGGTCCGTCTCAGCGTGGTAAAAACTTTTTGGGTAATCAAACAGATGCTGATGGCGGTAAGTATTTCGGTCGTGGATTTATTCAGTTGACTGGTAAAGGTAATTATGCACGTTACCAGAAACTTGCTAATGCAGCTGGATTGAATATTGATATTGTTAATAATCCAGACTCACTTGATGCTGATATTAACGTATCGGCATTGGTTGCTGCTCTCTATATTAAAGACAGAGTACCAAAGGGTGTTAAACCAAATGCACATCCTGACTTTTTTCTTGCAGCAAAAAAAGCAGTTGGTGTTAACTCACCAGACATTGCAGCAAGAAAATTAAAATACTACGAGTATTTCTATGGTACGATCGCTGGTGGTGCAGTAGAAAAGGATGCTAATCCACCTTCAGTTGAACCACCAAAAGATGGCGGTAATCCAACACCTGGACCATCTGAAGCATCAATTGCAAATGGAACTGACAATACTGGTTTTAGAGATCCAAATAATAAATACCCACTAAAAGATTATATTAATGAACCAGACACTAATCGTTTGGCTCGTGGTTTAATTGAAGGAACAATTGTTGAGAAGAAAGACGCTTCAATACGTAAAGGTGTTCCAAAAGCAATTGGTCAAGGTTCTTGGGATCAAAACTTACCTTCATATGGTGCGCAATATCCGTACAACAAAGTTTATGAATCCGAAGCTGGTCATATTCAAGAGTTTGATGATACACCTGGATATGAACGTCTGCATACATACCATAGAGCAGGAACATATCATGAAGTAGATCCAATGGGCACCCAGACCAACTATATTGTTGGTGATAACTTTACGATTACTGAACGTAATGGATTTATTTCAATTGGCGGTGAGTGTAATTTAACAGTAGATGGCAATGTTAATATCTTTTGTCGCACTGATGCTAATATTGAAGTTTCTCAAAATGCGGTTATCCAAGTTGGTAATAATTTAGATATTGGCGCAGCAAATGATGTTACTCTTGCAGTTGGTGGGAATATGCAGTTAAAAGCAGTTGGTGAATTAGATATTGCTGCCGATAATATCACATTTAAATCTGCAAATAATTTATTATTTCAAGCAGGGGTTGGTACAAGTATTAAATCAGAATCAGTTCAGATTGAATCCGCATCAGATATGAATATCCTTGCTGGTGGTACATTAAATGCTGATTATGCTGAAGGGCAGTTTGGTAATGGTGCTTCAGGTGCGCAAGATGTAGCTGACTTTAATTTACCACCACCACCTGTAGGAGATCCATTGAATCCAACAGTACCACAATTAATTCCACCAGATCGTAGAGTAGCTGATGGTGCTGCTGCTGAAACACCTGAAGATTATTCAACACCTGAGGGTAGAGCAGAGTCTGCTAAACAATCAAGAGACAGTGGCGTAGCTAATCCACCAGTAGCTGTTGCAGCAGAACCTCCTGTGCCAGCTGCTGGTAATTCAACCGCAGTAGTTCCAGCTGATTGTAAAATTATTTACGCCACTACTAACTTTACCGATGACTACAGAATGTCAAAGAATTTTACATTAGGTATGTTAATGGATGGTGGTTTAAATGGTAAACATAAATTAGTTGATCAGCAATTGAAGGGCGCAGATGGCAAAATAAGATTATATACTGTTCAAGAAATTGTATGTAACCTTGCTCAGACTTGTCAAAATATTCTTGAGCCAGCATTAGAAGTTCTTCCAGGTGGTATTGGCGGAAGAAACAAACAATGGAAGATTACATCAGGATATCGTTTGAAGGGTGTTATTAAAACTGAATCACCAAATTCATCTCACTGCAAAGGTTTTGCTATTGATATAGCGTTATTACTTCCAGATAGATTAAGAAAAACTCATGAACTCGCTGGTAAACTAGAAAAGATTTTACCATACGATCAAATAATTTTAGAGTATCGTTATCAGGATCAAATTTGGATTCATATGGGTTATGGAACTTCTCAACGTAAACAAGCATTCACTATGCTTAATGATAAATCTTATGCTGGGACTTATCCTAAAGGTGGATTCGTTTTAGTTGATTCTATTACTCCTCCAGCAGCAGTGGTGAAAGGATAATATGGCGTGGACACCTTCTAATACTTCTTTGAAAGTTGTGGATCAGTTACCTGTTTATACTAACTATTCACAAACATTTTCTTATGTTGATCCAGATCCACTAACAGATTATACAGTTACAGGAATTGTTGCAGATAAAACTAATGCTCTACTAACTGTTAATATTAATAGTATTTCTGGACAATACGATGCGGAACCTCATGGTGGAAGTAGTATTACATATTTGACTAAAAATAAAACATATAATACAGTTACTAATTTTAATGATATAACAAATTCATATGAAATATGTTCTTTCACCGCACCTACTGTACAAACTGTAACTTATAGTTATACCGTAACAGCTAAAGATAATAATGATATTGGACCAGATGTGCAGCAGACTTATACTGTCGTTTCTACTTTTAACTGGGATATAGGTAAATCTGCTTTAATAAATGCTATCGCTCAAACTAGGATCGGAAGATAATGCCAGCTGTAGCAAGAATTACTGATAAGAGTACTGGGCATGGGTGTTTTGCGCCTACTGCATTAATTACTACCCCAGTGGCCAAAACCTATTTTAATGGTAAATTGGCTGGGGTGGTCTCTCCTAACTGTAAATTTGCAGCGCATTCTTGTGGGATAACTACACATAATTCTGATATTCGTATCCCTAGTAGTGGAGCAAGCAAGACTTATATTGAGGGTAAAAAAGCAGCTAGAATTGGAGATAGTATTCAATGTGGTGACGCAATTGCTCAAGGTTCTGCAAATTCCTTCATAGAATAAACCTAAATAAGAATATGGCAAATAATACAAGAACATTCTCGGATTTAGATTTAAATTTCACTAAAAATCCAGTGACGAAAGATGTTACTCGTCGTTTTGATGAGGATGCTGTAAAGAATGCTCTTAAGAATTTGATTTTAACTGGTAACTATGAGCGTCCATTTCACAGCGAAATTGGTAGTCCAATTAGAAAACTTCTATTTGAGCCAGCATCTCCAATGCTTGGTGCTATGTTAAAAAGAACAATACAGGATGTTATTACCTCGTTTGAGCCAAGAGTTAACATCATTGATATAATTTGCGTCGTAGCTTCAGATGATCAGACTATTAATGTTACTATTGAATTTACAATATTAAATACGACTGCTCCAATCACGCTAGATTTAACGCTACAGAGAACACGATAAATGGCAACTTCAAATAAAAAGATTAATGTCACAGCACTAGATTTTGATGACATTAAAAAGAATCTAAAAACATTCCTAAGTGGACAAACAAAATTTCAAGATTACGATTTTGAAGGTTCTGCTATGGCTGTTATGTTGGACGTTCTGGCTTACAATACTCACTATAATGCTCTTTACAATAATCTTGCTATCAATGAGATGTTTCTTGATTCGGCAAGAAAACGTAACAGTGTAGTTTCTATTTCTAAGATGCTTGGTTACTCACCAAGATCTGCTACTTGCGCCAAAGCAACAATTACTCTTACGGTTTCTGCTCCTGGATCTGGTGCAACTACTTTAACTCTACCAGCCTATACTCCCTTCACTACTACAATTGATGGTGCGTCTTACACATTCTATACTATTGGTTCGGTTGTAGCTACAAGTTCAACTGGTATATTTACTTTTAGTAATTTGGTAATTACTGAAGGTACTCCACTGACATTTAATATTACTGTTGGAACTAATACACGTTATATTATTCCAAACTCAGCAATTGATTTAAATACTCTAACAGTAAGAATTCAAGATTCTGCTTCATCATCAGTGTATACTACATTTACCAAAGCTGAAACCTTAATTGGTATTGATTCTGCAACAAAATGTTTTTACGTTAAAGAGATTGACGAAGGTTTATACGAATTAACATTCGGTGATGGTAATCTTGGTGTTGAATTAGATACAGGTAATATTGTTCACTTAAATTATTTTGTCTCTAGTTTAGATGCTCCAAATAAAGCACGTCAATTTACATATGGTGGCGGGACTTTAATTTCTGGTGCAGCAATCTCTATTACAACAACTGGTATTGCTGCTAATGGAGCAGCAGCAGAAGATATCGATAGCATTCGTTTCAATGCTCCAAGAATGTACGCTTCTCAAAACAGAGCAGTTACCCCAGACGATTATAAAGCAATTGTATACTCACAATTCTCTGATGCTGCGTCAGTGACTTGTTGGGGTGGCGAGGATAATAATCCTCCAGTATATGGTAAGGTTTATATCTGCATAAAACCAAAGGATGCGGATAAGTTAACAACAACTCAAAAATCAGCGTTAATTGCAACAATTCTGGATCAACGAAATGTAGTTTCGGTTCAGCCTATTATTGTTGATCCAGAATTCATCAATATTGCATTAGATGTTACAGTTTACTATAATGAACAAGCTACCGCTAAGACAGCGTCAGAAATCGCAGCTGGCGTTACCAATACTATCAATGCGTATAATGCAAATGACTTGAGTCGATTTGATGGCGTATTTAGATATTCCAAACTAAGTAAGTTAATTGATAACTCTGATCAAGCGATAACAAATAACATTACAACTGTATTGTTACGCAGAGAATTAAATGTTCGATACAATACTTCTGCTCAATACATATTGAATATGATTAACCCAATCTTTAGTTCTGGTCAAGCAGAAGAATCATTTAGAAGTACTGGGTTCTACGTGGCAGGCAGCGACGAATTACATTATCTTGATGATGATGGCGTTGCTCATGTTCGTTTGTTTAGATTTGGTGCCAATGGTATTAAGATTGTTGTAAACCCAACGATTGGTAATATTGATTACGCCAAAGGTGTTGTTGACATTAAGAACTTACATATTACTGCTCTTGCTGATATTGATTTAGAAATTTCTATTCGCCCATTATCAAATGACGTGGTATCAGCGTTGACTCAAATTGCTCAAATTGCCAAAGATCACTTAAAAGTAACTGCGCTTCCAGACCCAACTGCTTCTGGTGATTTGCGTGGTGGATATAACTACACATTTACTCCTAGTCGTTCATAATGATTACAAGACCTAAAGTCTCGTCCATAGTAGCATCACAGCTACCTGAGTTTATCAGGGATGAGTATCAGACATTTGTTGATTTTCTAAAAGCATACTATGACTTTTTAGAAACAACGCAGAAAGATCCTACCACATTAAGAGATATTGATACTACTCTTGATGCATTCATTACGTACTTCAAAGATGAACTAGCGCAAAAGATACCATATTCAACTGTTGATGAGCGATTCTTAATATCAAGAATTAAAGATCTTTACCTTGCAAAAGGTAGTGAAGCATCATATAAACTTCTATTCAGAATTTTATTCAATAAAGATATTACACTTCAATATCCATCTACTCAGATGCTACGTGCTTCTGATGGTAAATGGAATCAAGACGTTTCTATTTTCGTAAAAATTCTTATTGGTAATCCACAAGATATTGTTGGTAAATTAGTAGATGTTGTTACTCAAACTAAGGTAGTTCGTGTTCTTGTAGATCGTCGTCAATACGTTGAGGTTGAAGTAGATCGTGCAATTAGAATCTCTGATGATGTTTATGAGTTTATTATAGATCGTCGTTTCTTTGGTGTAATTTCTGTTGGCGATACTTTACGTTATCTTGATAACAATAATAATTTGGTGTTCAATGGATTAATTTTACCAACAACATCTTCATTAATAGTTGAAGCACCTGGAACTGGGTTTAAAGTAGGCGACCTTTATAATATTAATAACTTCCAAGGTTACGGAAGTATTATGAAAGTTTCCGAGGTAAATTCCACTGGTGGTATTGCTCTGGCGCAATTTATTAAATATGGAACTGGATATACTACAGAGTTTTCATCTTCAATTATTTCACAGCAAGGGCAAGACAACGCTTCAACAGAAGGTGTTCTTATTTCTCGTGTTGATAGTTTCTTGGCACCTGCTAATAAATCTGTTGCTTTGAGTATTACGGAAAGTACATATGGTTTCTCAGAAAGCGGATCATTTAACACTGCTGATTATAACTTAGCAGTAAGTTCAGTTTTAACTGGAACACTTACTGCAACTAATGGTAGCGCAACTGTTACTGGCGTTGGAACATTATTTACTACTCAAGTTGAGTTCGGCGATCTTATAACACTGAATAGTGTTCAATGTAAAGTTTTAAGCGTTGCAAGTAATACAAGTTTAACTCTTGTTTCTAATTTTACAGGAAGTACTTCTAGTTCACTAACATCTGTTGTTAATTTACGTCCAGCTGCGCTTGACGGAACATATGCTGGTTTGACTATTCGTGAGTTTGGTATTAGTTCTGCTAACTCAGTAGCAAGCACCACAACTCCTGCTATTATTAAAGTATCTCTTGGTCCGCTTGCTAAATATCCAGGGTACTATGTTAATAATGATGGATTCTTAGATGATTCAATTTACATCCAAGATAGTAATTATTATCAAGCATTCTCGTATGTTATTAAGATTGACCAATCCTTAAATACATATAAAACTATTGTTAAGAATTTAATTCACCCTGCTGGTATGGCAGTTTTCGGTGAATACGATTTACGTAATGAGTTTACAATTCAGACTGCTATTGAATCTCTAATAAAGATTCTTTCTATTACAGTATCAGATTCAGCAGTATCAGGTAACAATCTAGAGATCAAAGCTGTCTCTAAAATTCTAAATTCAGAGGTTTATGATCATTATTTAAATAATGGTGTAACCCTTGATAATGATACAGTAGGTACTAATGACTTTACTGGAACATTACTAAATAGAACATTACCATACTTTGAAACAATTAAACCTCTTGGAACTCATGCTACTCTAGCAGGTCCAACTGAAGATTCTACAGTTTCTATGACAGACTCTGGTGGACAAATTTTATTCAACCCATACGTTGAGGCTGGGTGGTTTTTAAACGATACTGGTTCTTACGTTGGCGAACCAACAACTTTCTAATTAAGGAGATATTATGAACTTAAACGATACATTCAAACCAACTGGCGAACTTGAGATAGTTGTTCGTGGACCAGATGGTAACATTAAAGAAATCCGTAAAGCAAAAAACTTAGTAGTTTCTGCTGGTAAAACATACATTGCTTCTCGTATGGTAGGAACTTCTTCTGGCATTATGTCACACATGGCTATTGGTACTGGTACTGCAACACCTGGAGCGTCAGATACTACATTAGGTACTGAAGCTGGTCGTGTTACCTTGGCTTCTGGTTCTAACTCTGCTAACGCCATTACTTATACTGCCACATTCCCAGCTGGTACTGGTACTGGTGCTATTACTGAAGCTGCAGTTTTAAACGCAGCATCTGTTGGTACTATGCTATGTCGCACAACCTTCCCTGTAGTTAACAAAGCAGCTGGTGATTCTATCGCTGTTACATGGGTAGTTACAATCAGTTAATTGGAAATCTAAATGTCATCATTACTAAAATCTCCGTTAAGCAATTCTATTGCTAACGCAGTATATAATGAAATCCAGAATCGTAGTGCACGTTATTACTACTTTTTAGGTAAAACTATTAATT